AATTTAAAGTGGGAAGTCAAAAAAAATATGCACGCCATTTGGAGTTTGGGACAACAAAAATGAAGCCTAGACCGTTTCTTTTTTCAACATTTAAAGAGCATGAAGTCAGTATTTTAAAAAGCATTAAGGAAGTAATCCAACGAAATATAAAGTCTAACGTGGACAAAAACAAAAAATGACCATTGCAATATTCGATATCCAAAAAGCGGTTTTCTCTAAGTTAAACAATGACGCAAGCATCACATTCTTGCTTGGGTCATCATCTTCTATTTTTGAGAATCCAAGACTTATTGAAAACCCTGCATTCCCTTATATAGCCTTATCTTCTCTTAGTTCTCAACGTTTTGACACAAAGAACACAGACGGAACAGAGGCATTTATTACATTGAATATTTTTTCAAGTGATGGCACAAAAGAAAACGTTTCTGTTATAATGGACAGAGTACATACCTTACTGCATAGGAAAAATTTAACGTTAGATACAAATAATTTTTTACTTTGTGTATGGGATGGCTTAGCAAATATTTTTATAGATGATGCAAATGACTCAATAATAACGCAAGGAGTCATACGATTTAAAATAATAAGTACAAAGGGGTAAAAAAATGGCAAATAAGGGCAATGAACAAGCAGTAAAATTATATTCAGGGACATACGCAAGTAAAGCATTAATAGCCGAAGTGACAACACTTGGGCTTACTGTGAACTCTTCGCAAGTGGATGTAACATCTAAAGACTCCGCAAAATGGATGACTATGCTATCAGGAGGCGGTTTGAAAAGTGTTGAAATATCTATAGGCGGTTTTGTTTCAGATGATACACAATTTGAAGCACTTCAAACAGCGGCACTCAACAGAACTAATGATATTTACGTATATGAGCAACCGTTACTAGATGCAGGTAATTCTACACCTGGATATTATGAGGGGACCTTCCAATTAAGCGCATTCGCTTATGAAGCAGCAGGAACGGGGGACAATGCATACGCTTTTACAGCTACCCTTATTTCTTCGGGCGTAGTGACATATACAGCCGAGGCAGCATAAAAAATTAATGTCTGAATCTGTGAAACGATATGTACTGCTAGAAATTGGGGGGAAGACTTACGAGTTAAACCCCAATTTTAAAAATTGTTCAATGATAGAACAAGAGCTTGCATATTCTTTACAGGATTATTTTACCAGAATATCAAACGGCTTAAGCCCTACATTGATATATAAACGGCTTATACTAAAAACAGCGATACAAGAGCAGATAGATATAACAGAGCTTGAAAATTGGATAATAGAAAACCCTTTACTATCAACAGAAAAAGTAATCGAGTTTTTTGTGGAAGCTTTACGCTTGCCGAGATTAGAAGACATTGTTGACGAACTAGAAGAAGCAGACGAAAAAAAAAACTTAATTTCAGGCAATTAGCAGATCATTATCAAGCAGGTTTAACGGCACATATCGGGTGGACGGTTAGAGAGTTTGAGAGTTCTAGGCTATATGATGCGGTATTGTTAGTCATGGAAAAAAACAAACAATCCAAAGAAAAAGAAATAGACAAAAAATCTAGCCTAGATAAAAGATTTAAAAAGACTGAAATGTACAAAAATTGGAAAAAGGGGTAATAGATGTCTAATTCTGAAATAGCAGGGATTTTAGTTAAGCTAAAAGTTGATAATTCAACATATCAGAGTCAATTAAAAAAAACTGAAAACAAGACTAAACAATCAGCTAAAAAAATGAAAAATTCGTTTGGTACAGTAAAAGGGGCTATTCGTTCCCTTGTTCCTTTGCTTGCTGGATTGGCTATAACTTCAAAAATAATATCAGGCTTTCAAGAACTGCGGAAAGAAGTTGACAGAATACAAAAAATAGGATTGAAGTTAGGTGAAACAACCGAGAATCTGAGCCGCTTAAAATTCATTGCAGAACAGTCGGGGATTGGTTTTGAACCATTAACAAAAAGTTTAACAGTTATGAGTAGGAAAATAAGCGAAGCCAAAATGAATACAGGTGAGGCAATACTAGCACTACAAAAACTCGGACTTTCAGCGGACGAACTACAGGAAAAGTCTCCATATGAGCAATTCATGACTATTGCCAAGGTAATCCCCTTAATAGAAAACGCAAGCGAAAAAATATATATATTAGATAAACTTTTCGGGGGAGCAGGGACACAGTTACAGCAGGCATTTAGCGGAGGGTATGAGGCCATTGAAAAATTAGCAAATTCAACTCCGAATGTCATCACACAAGACACAGCAGACCGAGTAGCAAGATTCAATGATAACATACATAGAATGACTGAAAATATAAAATCAATTACTCTACCAGTACTTTCAATCTTTGCAGAATTAGTTAATAGTCTTTTTCCAGAAAATGAAATAAAAAGAGCTGGAATGTTAGGTCAACTTGATGAAATTAACAAAAAAATTGAAATGCTTAAAAATCAATTAAAAACTTTTGAAAGACAAAAAAGCTTTATATCAATATTTAGTAAAAAAACTGGAGTAGATACACAAATTAAAAGCACAACAAAGGAAATAGAAAAATTACAACAAGAAGCAAAAAAGTTAATGAAAACAATAAACAAAATTAAGAAAGGACTCTGACGAAACTGCAACTGGGATGATTGATCCCTTCAAACAAAGACTTGACCAGCTAAACAAAACAATAAGCCTACTAAAAAAAGAGGGTACAGAAGAAACAATCAAAGAAATAAAAGAGCTTGAGAACGTTTTGAAAGAGCTTGAATCTAATGTATTTAGTACTTCTGAAAAGATAACCCAGTACATGATAGACTCTACCGATACATGGAGTGATAATCTTACTGATGCTATTTTATCGGGGAAAGACTCTTTCAAAAGCCTTGGCGACTTTGCAAAAAATATTTTAGATGATATTGGAAGGCAGTTATTGAAATACAATATTACACAACCACTAGTAAAAGCGGGTGTCTCTTACTTTAGCGATGATTTTACAGGCCAAGTCAAACAAGGCTTAAACAAAAGCGGGCAGTTTTTATCTAATTTGACAGGTATTAACGGAAGGATGGAAGGGCCAAGCCTTAGAATTGAACAAAATATCAGCATAACATCAGGCACAGAAGTATCAGAGATTGACAGAAAAATATCACAACAAGTCCCAGCCATTGTTGAAGCGGCAAAAGCGGGAGTTGTAGAGGCGTCAAGAAATAACCCAGTATTTAGGAGATAAAAAAATGGCCTTAAACTTTCCAATTATTAATTTTGTAAACTCATCTTTTAACTTAGAGTTTAACACCTTAGAATTCAAAAGCACGTTTACTAATACATCGCAAAGAGTAGGGCTTAGCACTGGCATTTGGTCCGCTCAATATTCTCTACCAATCATGGACAGGGAAAATATAGCAGTATGGCGGGCATTCTTTGCAAGTCTACAAGGCCGAAAAAATACATTTTTTGCCTATGATCCAGACTATACAACCCCAAGAGGTGTAGCCACTGGCACGCCTTTAGTCGATGGAGCCTCCCAAACTGGCACAAGTTTAATAACAGACGGATGGACACCTTCAACTACTGGGATTTTAAAGGCTGGCGATTATTTCAGCGTATCGGGGGAGCTAAAAATGATTACACAGGACGCAGACAGTGACGGAGCGGGAGCTTGTACAATAAATTTTCAACCATCTATCAGAAATGCGCCAAGCGATAACGCATCTATAACCACAACTAATCCAAAATGTGAAATGTATTTAAACTCAGACATTGTACAAATACAGACAAATTTTTTAAAACATTCTTTACCGTTGAGTTTTTCAGGGGTGGAGGCTATCTAATTAATGCCACGCACAATCGACAATTTAACAAAAATAGAGTCAAAAAAAAGCACGTTGCAATCTGTGGCACTTGTCGAAATATTGCATACAGTTTCCCCAATACGATTACATACAGGGATTGGCGATTTAATATACAATTCTAACACTTTTCAAGGGATGGGAACTTTAGGAAGGATATCAAGCATTAACGAAAACTCAACCATGGCGACAGCCTCCGTAGATTTGTCATTAAGTGGAGTGGATACATCTTTAATTTCTACGTTTAACAGAAAAGATATGCAAAATTCAAACGTTACAATTTGGCATGGATACATTAACGACTTAGGCACACTTTTAGTACCTGTAGTAATTTTTAATGGATTCGTAAATAATTCATCCGTAGATATTGGCAGAGATACGAGCGTAATAAATCTAAACGTTATAGACGAGTTTACACGGTGGCAAAAGAATTTACCGAAACGATACAATAACGAAAGCCAGACGGCCGATTACCCTAATGATATAATATTTAGTAGACAAGCAGAAATGTTTAAAGAAACGCTTACTTGGGGAGGGGTGCCAGATGTCAACAAGATTTAACGTTAAATATATACATAAATATTTAAACAAAAATAAAAATAATCAATTTAATTATGGTCAATGGGATTGCCTTGAATTTATTCTTGGATTTTATACGCCATTAGAACACTTATCTATTGTCCAAAAAATTCGAGGCAATTATAAAACTAAAACAGAATATCAGAAACTGATAAAAGAAAATGGCTATTATAATTTATATGATATTTTAAAAGCCAATTTAAAAGAAAAACCCGTAGCATATGCACAATTTGGAAATATTGCATATTATAAAGGGGCATTAGGCATTGTAGAAGGTTTAAACAGTATTTTTTTGAACAGAAAAATTGGTTACACGATAATTAATACGAATATATGCACAGGTGTATTTGAATGCCACAATTAGCCTCTGCAGTTGCTGGAACACTTGCGAAAGACTTAGCACTAAAATACGGGGCTAAAAATATCACGGCAACAATAATCGGAGGCATTGTCACGGGTGCAAGTAGTTACCTATTAGCGCCAAAGCCAAAACAAGAAAATGACACTATTAACAAAGATGAATTTACCTATGATCGCTCAGGAGTTCAACAAGTTACGATTTCAGGTGTAGTTTATCATAATATAGTTTATGGTAAGCGTATTGTTGGGGGCGTACTTGCTAACAGAACAGTAACAGCAACCGTAAAAGGCGAAAGAGTTTTAGAGTCAGAAAACCAATATATAAACTCATACCAAGCGATAGCAGCGCACAAAATAAATAGCATTGAGAATTACTATGTAAATAACGAAGAAATATTATTAGATTCTAACGGCTACATATACGAAAAATATAACGTTTCTTTTTCAAATGATGACAAATATTCGAAAAGATTTTTAGAGGGTAATATATTTACAAATGCCTTAATATACAATCTGATTTTATCAGATGGGCGACTAGTACAAGGGGAGCGGCCGGGGGCATATGGTGTTTTTTTAGATAGCTCAGGAAACTACATTTACAGTAAAGTCTATAAATTAAAAGATTCCGATGGCGATTTATTAGTTCAAAGTGTAGATATAACAATTTCAACAGACCCCAAACAAATAAATGACCCCACACTTGACTATACTACAACCCCGCTTTTGTATGCTGGGGAAAGTATACAAGTGAACTATTATGAGTATGAATTTGGATATAGTAACCAAGTTAAAACACTAACAATTGCTCAGGATTCTATTTATAATCCGTCCTCAAATACACATAGATTGACTTTTATTTCAAGTGACCAGTTACCAGCAAAAGACCCCCTATGGACAAAAAAATTATATCAAAGGATTGTAGTAAATCGAGGTCAATATAATGAGACAGAGTATCTTGATGAATATTTTAAAATTGAAGCACGGCCAGATCATCCAGATTGGCCAAGAAAAGAGATTCTAGACTCATCTATCAATAAAAATAGTGTTGGTTTTATTCAGTCTTTGTTAGGGGATACCCCTCAACGGCCTACCTATAGAATGGCAGAAGGCGCAAAAATGGGCATTGATACAACATCCTTGAATAATTATGAGTTTGGGAACAACTTAGCCTTAATATATAGCCGTTTCCGATTTGTTGAAGGTGTGTTCTCTTCTTTTCCAGAAGTAAAAGCAAAAATAAAAGGGGCCTTGTGTTACGACCCACGATCCAGTACTACGGGATGGACTGATAACCCTGCTTTAATTGCTAGAGATTACCTAGTTTCTAGTTACGGTTTCAATATTGATGATGCAAGAATTGATGACGTGTACACAATAGCAGCAGCGAATATTTGTGACGAAGTAATTGACGTAGGAGACGGCGAAACTCAAAAAAAATATGTATGTAATTTAGTACTAGATACTAGCAACGATCACAATACGAACATACGAAAGATTTTAGATACAATGTACGGCAATGTCGTGCGAGTTCAAGACAAGTTTAGAATTTATGCAGGGGCTTACATTACGCCAAGCGTAACTATTGACGAAACATACCTAGACGGGGGGCTTAGTCTATCTTCTAATTTAGAAGTGAGAAACGTTTACAATGCGATTAAAGGAGTTTTTGTAGATCAAGACAATGACTACACCATCACAGACTTTAAAGAGGAAACAAACGCATCATATATACAGGAAGACGGACGGAAAATATATCAAGATTTGACCCTTGTTGGGGTAACGAATCATAAACAGGCACAAAGACTAGCACAAATACACCTTAGAAAGAGTCGGTTTTTTGGGACGGTAATTATTAAATGTAATGATAAGGCCAAAGAGCTATCCGTTCATGATAATATATACCTTAATCTTGATTATCTAGGCTATGAAAACAAAGTGTTTAAGATAGTGGAGCTATCCTTTGGAGAAAATTTTGATGGTGTGACTCTATTTTTAGAAGAAGACGACCCAAGCATATATGCTCATGATGACAATTTAATAAATTTAAGTATTGCACAGCCACCATTACTAGCGCCAATACAAGCCCCTAATAATTTATCAGTAGAAGAAACGATTTTTATAGTTCAAGGACAAAATAAAGTCGATACAAAATTAATTGTTACTTTTTCCCCGAGTAGTTCAAGTTCGGTTGTCACGTATCAGGTAGAACACAAGCAAAGAGGCGATAATGCCTTTCAAGTATCAGGGAGAACGCAATCTAATTTATTCGAAATACCGAATACAAGAAACGGATTTTATACGGTACGTGTAAAAGCCATTGATACGTTTGGTAGGAGTTCAGAATATTCAAGTATTGAATTTCAAGCCTTTGGACTCATAGACACGCCAAGCGATATACAGAATCTAAAAGTGGAACAATCGGAGGGGAGGGCATTTTTATCTTGGGGTACTCCAACTGATTTAGACGTTTTATATGGTGGGCATGTCATTATAAAACACAATAGAGATACTACCGCTAATTGGGCAGAGTCACCGATATTAATTCAATATATAAACGCCTTCACAAGTTCCGCAACCGTGCCAGCATTAACGGGCAAATACCTAATCAAAGCCGTAGATAGTGGGGGGCGAGAATCCGCAAATGCTACAGAAGTTTTATTTACAAAAGCCGAAATAACGGATTTTAATACAGCACTTACAATAACAGAAAACCCCAATTTTACAGGCACAAAAACGAATTTGACTGTAATAAATAACTTGTTACAACTAGAGGGGTCGATATATTTTGACCAAGCATCGGCAACGTTTGATGATGGGCAGGGCCTTTTTGATGATGCATTGGGCCTATTCGATTTGGGGAATTTAACAGGCTATAAAAATTCAGGTACGTATGAATTTGGGGTAGTTGATTTAGGGGCAACAATGAGTATTACGCTAGAGGCGTTTATTAAATACACACAAGGGGATTTGGATAACTTTTTTGACTCTAAGCTTGGTTTATTTGATGATGCAATAGGGCTTTTCGATGGCGATGACGCAAACAATACATATGTAAGGACAGCCATTTTCGCTGCTACTACATACGACGACCCGAACGGCACGCCGAGTTGGTCAGAGTGGAAAGAGTTTGTTTATGGCGATTTTAATGCACGGGGTATCAAATTTAAGTTAGAAATCAATAAAACTTTACCAACAGCAAATATTTTTGTTGAAGAGTTAAAAATTGAGACAAACATAAAATCAAAAATAGATGATGGCACTGTTACTACTTCAGGGACGACGAGTACTACAGTAAATTTTAATAAAACATTTTACAACGTGCCGACAGTAGTATCAGTGATACAAAGCGCAAATCAAAGTGATCATATTGAAATAACAAATGTAACAAAATACAGTTTTGAGATGACTACCTATCATGGTGGAGGAATTGCATCGAAAACTGTATACTGGATTGCAAAGGGGTATTGAAAATGAATGAAATAGAACTACAGGAAAAAATACTTGAATATCAAAACATAGAAGACTTGCAAAAAAACAAAGATTTACGAGGGGAAGTTATAGATTTTATTCATAAAAAAATTCATTCTATAAAATTCTTTAACCAAAAATTAGACGGAACCAAAAAAAATATCCATTTTCTAAAAATCCCATTGCCTCATGACAAAGAACTACTAAAAAAAGCCGTTGAATATATTAAAGGATACCAAGATATTATTGATAAAGATTTTCAACCATTAATAGAAAAAGATAATGCAAAACTTATACCAGAAGAATATTATCAAGATTTAAGTATTTTAGAATCACTATTTATACACAAAGAGAATATCAAAGAAGATAAAGAAAATTTAAAAAACATCATGGGTATTTATCTAGAGGGGGATACAAATAATGGCTAGGCACGACTATAATATTTTAAATCAACTATTTCCAGCAACAAGGCAAGATCTTAACAATTTGTTTGTGGCTATTCATAGCAATAATTCAGGAGCTGGCACACCATCAGCAACAGTTGCATACATGCGATACGTGGATACCTCCTTATCAGAAATATTAATGAGAAACGCAGCAGACACCGGTTCGATATCATTAAGAAAAACGACAGGAGAAGTAATCGCGCCCTTAGGCTCTGTCACTGGTGCGTCCTATTCGTTTGGTAGCGACTTTAATACTGGCATGTTTAGCCCTGGAGCTAATATCATAGGATTTACAAATGCAGGAGTTGAACGAGTACGGATCGATGCAGCCGGAAAAGTAGGAATAGGAACGTCATCCCCACTGGCTAAACTGGACGTTACAAGTGCGACCATAATTTACTCGGCGAGATTTGGTAGGTTTGATAATAATGGGCTTTTTTTACATTCCGATGCCATGGCCACGCAGTATAATTGGAGGATAACGACACAGACAGAAATCGATGCAGGATTTGAGATAGCACCTTCAACAGCAGTAGGAGGCACAACTTGGGCAAGTCCCGTATTCGCATTGAGACAGGATAATCGGCATAGTATAGGAACAACAAATGCGTATAATAATTGCGTTTTAACCATTACACAGCCTAATTCGAGTCAAGATGATAGATTATTGGCCATTCAAACGCCAGTAACAACGGCCTCATTTGCAGTTCAATTTGTGAACCCTAACGGCCGAATAGGTACAATAACTACATCAGGTACAAGCACGGCATATAATACAAGTTCAGATTATAGGTTAAAAGAAAATATCAAGCCTATTGATAATATTTTAGATCGTTTTAAAAAGTTGAAGCCTTGCTCCTTTAATTTTTTAAGTGATAAAAAAACGATTGTCGATGGCTTTCTAGCGCATGAAGTGCAAGAAGTGATCCCCGAAGCGGTTACAGGAGTTAAAGACGAGATGGACGAGGACGGCAAGCCAAAATATCAAGGGATAGATCAAGCGAAGATTGTCCCCATATTGGTGGCAAGTGTCCAAGAGCTAATAAAAAAAATAGAGGCATTAGAAAAGTAATAAAATGAATCAAGGGGCCATTACTAAGAATTTTTATGTAAAGGAGTTAAGGGTAAGTTCTCAACATTCAGAGCTTGCCCAAAAAATAGATATTACCCCTTTAATATTTAACACGGCAAAATTACTTTTACAAAGTTGCTGGCAACCTGTGAGGGATAGGTTCGGGTTAATTAATGTAAATAGTTTTGTTAGGTCAACAGAGCTTAATGCATTAGTGGGTGGTTCAGAAAATAGTGACCACCTTATCGGCGCAGCTATGGACGGCACACCAAAAGAGAGTACATGCCTTGAACTGTTTAAATGGGTAGTAAAAAATAAATTGCCATATAGGCAACTTATCTACTATGTAGAGTTTGATTTTATTCATATGTCTATAAATACGCCTGGGAAAAATTTTAAAAATGAGGCGTTTTTGTTAAGGCAAAACGAGAAAATTTATTATTAAGGAGTAAAAAATGAAAAAGATATTACGATTTGTGGGCAAGGTTTTAACAGCGGGGCTATTTGTATATCAAGATGAAATATTAGAGAAAATTGAAAAAGAGATTAATTCAATTAGAACCGATATA